CAGGGAGATCGAAATTTTTGATTATCTCATCCATACTTTTTCCTCCTTGTCTTCCGGTTCCTCCTTGTCAAGTTTCTCCAGCTCCGCCTGTGCTGCATTGATGTCCTTCCGCTCCTGCTGTCTCTTTACAAGGACTTCGGCGTACTCCTCCGGAGCAGCAGAGCCCTCTCCAATCTTGGCGGCAACATAGTCGGATTCCCTAAGCTTCGCCTCCCTGTCCAAAATAAGGGAGAACAGGACGTTCTTTCTGTCCTCGATTTCTTGTCTTGTCATTTTTACTCCTTTTGTCTTTATTGAACTTGAAATGATATTTCCTCTTCAGTATGTCATTGTGCTTATATCCCTCGTTCGCTTCGAAGCATCTGCGGTCATCGTTATAATGGCAGTATTTCTCCCATTTCGGACTGACCTCATCGACAAGGTCTCTGATGATGCCATAGGCGTTCTTGTGCTTGAAGTTCCCCAGATAGCTGTTGATGCTGTCCAGGAAGTGGCCGAGCATTGACGGATACGCAAGCCTGTTCCATTTCCGGATGGCCATCTTGCAGTTCCTTACGGCCCTGTCGCTTGCATAGATTCTGTTGAACTTGATTTTCGCGCCCAGGAAAGTGACGCCCTTGCTGTAGTGCTGCTGATACCTCTTGCGTGGGTGCATCTGATAGCCGAACTCCTCCAGCAGCATCTTTTCGCTGGTGGCGACGTGGGCGAGTCCGGCCTGCAGGTTCTCCACTACCCAGACCATATCATCCACAAATCTTGTGTAATGAAGTCCGCAGGTGTCCACCTGGAACCTGTCAAACTCCGCCAGCGCGTAGTTCTTCTCCACCTGCCAGAACTGGTTGCCGAGGCAGGCTCCGTGTTTCGGGTCGTTATTGAAGATAACGCTTTTCCCGGCGGCTATGATGTCGTCCCATCTGAATCGCGGAGACCTCAGACGCGCGTGCTCCTGAGGATAGGCATAATTGACTCTTTGAAGAATATACAACAAGTCGTCCTTCTCGTCCTTGTCCTCGATACACTCTTCTATGAGGGCACGATAGCTCTCGTATGAGCGGTCCAGATCCGTTGACGGAAAGTACGACTTGATGTCTCTCTTTATTATATAGCAATCCCTTGTGTAGTTCTTCGAGACTTTACGGATGTCGTCACGGACCTTCAGTATAGCCCTGTCGCATCCGAAGCCTATGCGGTTGTTGAACGTGCTGTCAGTTAGTCTTTCCTCGACGATCGGACGCACGTGATAATCGAAGTGATACTGGAGCGTCTTCATCTCCATCAGGCACGCTATGACTTCTCTGTCTCTTGGATTGGGATTGATGAATCCATATAAAAAAGGAACAAGGGAGCGGTCCTCAAAATCCCTAAGCAGCCGCATCAGGTCTCTCTCCCAATGCAGCGAAAAATGAATGCTGTCCAGGCTTCGCCTCTTGTTGGAGCGACAGCCGTAGTAGTCATCTTTTAGAGTCTCGAGTTCCATTTCGTACAACCATAATTCACGAGGGGAACAGCCAGGTTCGAGTTGTACAAGTTGTTGTTGCCGGCAAAACCGTTGTTGCCATTCGCAATCCAACCGTTGTTCTCGTTGTACCGGGAACAAGACCAAACGTTGCTGTTCGAGGCCCATACCTTACTCTTACCTGCCGCTACGCGGAAGGAGGGCCTCCTTTATGATTTTTCGGGACTGCCGGTTCATTGCTTTGCAATGCCGGACGTGCCCTTGTTCCTTGAGTTGATAATTGAATTTTTCCAGCGGGTCGCACCTTCGTCAAGCTTGCCGAGATGCTCCATTATCTTCATCTTGACGGAGTCCGGCTTCTCGGTTTCGAGAGGATTGAAGACGTGGATGATATTGCGGTCATTGATGAGCCTCATCGTCCTGATAAATACTGTCACATTCGCACACATCCTCTTCAGGTGAATCTCCCTGTCGTCCTCGAAGTCATAAGCAAGAACGAACTCCTTGATTACGTCAAGAATCTGGTCTACAGCCCTATTGTTGTACCTGATTTTGTCAACTTTTGTCATCATAGTCTCGGCTGTAAGCAGAAGTCCGTACAATTCCTCCGCATTGTTGAGAATCTGGGGATAAGGCCTCTCTCCTGGCAACTTTTTCGGTTCGTAATATTCTGACTTTGGCATAACTCACTTGTAATTTGCAGGGGCGGGAGCTGGGACGCTCCTCGCCCGAAAGATTAAGACTAAGCCACGCTTTCTGCGGTAACTTTCAAAAGCACGAGGGGAACAGCCAGGTTCGAGCCGTACAAGCCGTCGTTGCCGGCAAAACCGCCGTTGCCACTCGCAACCCAACCGTAGCTCTCGCCGCACCGGGAACAAGACCAAACGTAGCTGTTATTACCGAGAGCAGGTGCGCCTATTGCCGCGAGGGCTGCATTTACCTTGTCCGCGAATTTGTCCGGTGTCGTCGGATAACGCAACTGGCCTACGATGCTGAATATGCGTGACATCTTGCCGATTACCCACTCACCGCGCTTGAGCAGTTCGTGACCAAAACCACGCTCCGCCGCCAATCTCGCAGCTGGGCTGACATACTTTTCTACGCCGTCTTGTCCGACATACTTGAGACTGGCTAAATAGTAGGTGTTCTGCTTCTCTGTGCCGTATGTCGTGTCGTCAAATATCCCATACTCGGACGGAAGCACAGGAAGATAGCTCTGCATAAACTTGAGCCACCCTTCTTCGCCCTCTCCGTAGATTCCTCTCAAGTATGCGCAGTGGTCGCTCTGGTACTTTGACTTGCCGAGATAGCCAGGCAGGCATATCGGATATGACAACTTGGCCGTAGTGACGTCTGTGGCCGGATTATAAGCCGGAGAAGCATTGTTGTCCTCCCTGAAGTATGCCAATGCTCGCGGCATATTCGTGATGGTTCCCTCGCCATTTCTTTGGCCATTCATTCTGAACATTCTTGACGTGGACTTCCACTGCGGAGCAGTCGCTGAGACAACAGAGAAACCGGACTTGGCCGTGTTATACGCAGCTTGCTGCCAGGTCGTGTACTTGAAATGCAGAAGAACATCGCCATTGGTGTCTGCTATCGCTACCCAGTCTTGTGCGACGAACGGCTCGTTTGCCTTGAAATAGGCATTGAGCTGCAATACCAGGGCGACGATATTGTCCGCCTTGTACGTAATCGTGTAGTCCTGATTGGCTGCCCAATTGTCAGAAGCGCTTCTGATGCTCAGAACTCCCGTGTGCTCTGCTCCGTCAAGCGTATAACCTGACAGCTTGAAGTAGTATCTGGTGGACAATGCGGCACCAGCGAACTGGTGGCTCATTACAGCCACTTCGCCCCTGAAGTCCGGATGATCCACACCGATGGCCACCACCCCCACGATTTCGTAGTTGCTCATAAAACTCTTCGAACTGAACGTCTGAGGAGCTATGAACCTCAATGCGTGCAGACCATCGAGAACCGCAATACTTCCGGTAGTGGCGGAGTTCAACCCCACCACCACATTCCGGCCGTCGTACTTACACTCGTTGCTGGCGCCGATGAGGGAAACCTGACTCTCAAATGCGCTCTTAACCGCGGCCTCGTAAGCCGCTTCATTCTCATAATACTTTATCATATCCAATCATTTTTAAGCCTGTCTCCAACCATTTACCGAATCCACTGAGACGGCATAGTACAAGCCTCCAGACGCTGCATCGAGATTGATGTACATCTGCCCCTTGAACATAGGGCAACCGTCCCACGGCAAGCCTTCCGGAAGATTCGTAGGCTTGGTAGCCTCCGCCGGAACTCCGTGCCCGAATAGCGTCATCGGATACTTGCACTTCGTAAGTTCACTCACGTCGAGCGTGCCGGCAGTCGCATTGCCGAGGAGACCGCGGCTCTGCTCGATAGCCTTTATTCTCGCTTCGAGACTGACCATACACTCGACCATTGTCCTGTGCTCGTAAATGCCGAAGACTTGAGAGATAAGGTTCGCAATCGCTCCGTGCTTCTCGATAATCACCGCCGTGTCACTGATTCCCGGCTTGTATGAGATGACCACCTTGCAGGACTGAGGAATGTTCGCAACGTAATACCCGCTGTCCGGAATGGCCACAAACCTGTCCTCGTTGTTCGGCAAGTATCTCGTCTCTGTGTATGTCTCGACCGTATGTACAGGATAGCCAGTGTCCTCCGTGGTCTCATCCTGTGTTACCGTCTGGTTGCCCGTCTCTGCGTCGGTCGTGACCACGTAATAGAGCAGCTGCCCGTCAGGGTTCTTCTTCTGTACCGTGCGCTGCCTCTCAATCTGCTCGTAGATGGCGATGACGGAAAGGTCGAGACCCTTGTGTGACGCATCTGAAGGGTTGAAGCCAGTCTTGATAAGCAGCTCACTGCAAGCCTCCACATCGAAAGGCTTACTGATTGCAAACGCCACATTCGCCACCGCTGAACGTGATTCACACTGCACGTATTTGCCGCTCACTCCCTGTTCGAGATTGACGACTGTCCGCTTCTCGCAGTAGCCGAGTAGGGTAGTCAGCCTGTCATCCAATACCTTGATGTTGTTCAGGTCGTCTACGCTATTTTTGATGCTGTCAGAATACTCTTTTGCCGATGCAGCAGAAGAAGCTGACTTTCCAGCCGAGGACTCTGATTTTCCAGCTGACTCTTGAGCCTTTACAGCCTGAGCGGTTGCTGCATCAACTGCGTCTTTGGTAGCCTCTGCGACTGCCGTCTTTGCTCCGCTTTCTGCGGTTTCTGCGGCCTTCTGAGCCGCCACAGCCGCTTCCTTTGCAGCTATTGCATCCTCGTAGTGCACCGATAGTTCGTTCAGGGACGCATTGAACTGTGACGGAGTTGCGTACTTGTCAATTCCGTCTTCTGAATCGTGGATGAGGAGCTTGTCGTTGCTCTTCACCTTGTCAATTCTTTGAAATTCTTCCGGAAATCTCATTCCCATAATTATTACCCGTTAAAATGTTTACTAATCACCTATTGCAAGAAATCTTCTCTTTACCCTCTTGGGCCCAGGATTGAAATCGTTGACCGCTCTCACCTCGTTCCAGTAGGCGAGTGTACCAGAGAGATACTCCTCTCCAATTTTCCTCGCTTCTGAACTCAGCGACGTAAGCGCTCTCAGATCTACAGCAGAACTGTCGTCTCCCATTTTGCTCACAACGCCAAAAGGGGTGACGTTTGTGCTGTGTTGCAACACGAACCTTGCGTATGCGAAATAGCAGAGCGCTTTTCTCACTCCCTCCATTCTCCTCAACACCCCGCATCCGTCTTTGTAGTAGCCTCCGAAAAGGAACTTCCATTCATTGACAGGCAGGTCGCCCTCGTTTTCAACAGCTATCACGCAGTCGTCCTGTGTTTTCAGCTTGTCTTCCGTCTGCCCCAGAATAATGTCTCCCAGATTATCCAACTTCTGATAGAAGTCTGCACCTATTCTCGGGATAATGTCAAGGCTCTCCGCCTCTCTGATATAGATTTCAACCCTCTCGTCGCTGACATTCTTGGCAATCTGCCTCACTTTGCGTATGTCGTCCACCTTAATTAGCATTTCCAAGTCCCTCCATAATTCTGGTTATATCCTCATCGTCAAGTCCAAAAACGCACTCCAGCACCGTCCTTTTCTCCATACTTGACTTTGTCTTGTCGAAAATGAGTTCCAGGACTTTATCCGTGTTGCTCCCAAGTCTTTCTGCAAGCGTCTGATTGACTCTATAAACCTTTGGGCTTATAGAGAAATCCATCTCGACATTAAGACTCTTGTCATACCAAAGCGCGAACAGCTTGGCGAACACGCCTTCTATGTCCTGCCTTTCGCTTTCAGTCTGTGCATTGTAGAAGTCATAGGCGTTTCTCATCAAGTCGCTGCCGAAGTTGCTGCCCACATCCTCCGAACGGAGAATAGGCGGCTGGCAAAAAGACCTGCCGATAATGCCAGGAGTTTTCGATTCCGCTCTTTCAAAATCCTTGTCCGTATTGTTGGCTTCAAATGGTTCGAACTCAGGTGCAACGTCACCTTCCTGAAGATTGATGTACAATATTTTGCCAGCGTTCATATCTCCTTGGAATGCTGACAACTCCTCTTTGGTTTCGTTGTCCTGTTCCTCGCTGTTGCTTGGATTGTTCTTGTCTATGAGCATACCGGCAGGCAGGAAGTTATGCCTCACGTTCCTGTGGGTGATATTGCTCAGCCCCTCTTCATTGCTCATATCCGTCAATGCCGCTTCGTAAATTGGCATAGGGTAAACCCTATCTCCTGCGTTGGAGAAATAGAAGATCTGCCCCTTGTAACCAGCCCACCCTCCGGCTTCTTGGACTTCCGAGAGAATCTCTGTGATGTCAGGATTGAAAAGATGAAAGAACTCAATGTCGCTGTTCCTGAACCGTCTCAGAGAAGTGCTTCTCCTTCCCCAATCCGGATGCACGGCCACGCGATTGAACCTGTAGTCGTCATCGAGACTCTCGAACCTGACATTCTCAAAAGGAACGTGGCAGACGCTGACAATCTCGCCAAGAGCGTTATAATTGACGTGGATGGCTAAGCCGCCAAACTCCGCATAGTCGCCTGCCACAGCCTTGAGAACCATATCGGCAGTGTCACCTCGCCCGTTCACTATTGCCTTCGCAAATTCCTCATCATTGAATCCTCGTCCGACAATGAACTTGCGGTAGGTGTCGAGACAAGACGCTCCTGTGACCGAGGCCGAGACAATCTCCATTATCTTCTGCGGCAAGTCGTTCTTCTCTCCGTATGACTGAACCTTCAGCGACCTGTTGTTGACGCTGACGTAACTTTTTTCTGTCTTAAATGTTTCTACTCGCATACTCTTTTCTATGAAAAAAATCGGTTGCGGTGGTTTCCCATTGCAACCGATTGAACTTCCGGCAATCAGTTGCCGACTGCGGCTACTTTTTCTTCGGCTTGTAAGCCTCCGCAAGCTCTTTCCAGTTTGTCGGATACCTGCTGAAGTACTCTATGTAAAGCGGATTGGCCTTCAGGTGATAGAGCGCCAGTTCGTCGGTCAAATTGACTCTCGTGCACATCTTTTGGCTGTCACCGCCTTTTCTGTCCAGCAGGAGGGCTCCGGCTCTCAATTCAAACAGGCTCTCTTCTTTTCGAATGAAGGCCTCTTCATCAGACTTCATAAGCAGCACGTAGGCATCAAACCAACACTCCGAGCAGGACTTGTTGAGTTCCTCTTTGAATCCCAACTTGTAAAGGGCTTCCGTTTCGGCTCTGAAATCCGAGTCGGACTTGGCTCTCTCCCTTACCTCGTCTTTGGAAAGCTTGCCATACTTTTCCTTGTATTCAGCAATCGTGACCATACTACGCCTGTTTTACGAGTGACTCGATGAGCGCCTCAGTCGTGTCTGCTGTTCCTGCGTCGATAGTCTTCGGCAATTCGCTCTCCTTGAAGTTGTCTCCGGAAGCCAACGAGAACTGGTAGATGATGCCGTCGCTCGCCGTCGCATCTTCAGTGAATTCCGACATCTCTAGTCCGTTGTCCGCACCGAGCAATTCCCAAGCAACAGAGTCCTCTCCCTTGTCAACGTTCTTTACGATTGCCACAACCTTGGACTCTTTGAGCTTGTTCATCTCGTCTTTGATTGCCTGCGTCTTCTTGAATACGCGACACAGCACCTTATGGTCGAAAGTGTTTACATACGTCCCCTTTGACAGAGTGCAACTTCTCTCAAACGAGTTCTTGGCACCGCTGTACCTGACGCCGTTTGCTCCGGCAGCAAGAGTGAGGGCGGAGATGACTCCGTCTGCCTCTTCCTTGGTAGCTTTCTGATAGTCCTCAAAGTTGAGAAGTATCATCTCCGGCTCGATGGCCGGTGTCGAGCTCTTGCACCCGGCAAGAACAAGAATCTTGGATATCTTTCCGCAATTTGTCATAATAACCCTGTTTTAGGCGCTTTTCGGACGCTGGTAATGTAATTGGTTTACCAGTGCCCGAAAGTCGCTAAGAATGCCTTTTACTGAGCAAAGATGAGCCTTGCATCATTGAGGAGTTCAGCGTCAATCTGGTCGGATGCCTCCATCCTGTTGATTCTGCTCTTCTTGTCGTAGAAGATATCAATGTCCTCAATTGCTCCGTTGGAAGGAGTACCGACGCCAAGGTTTGCCTTCTCGATGAGAGCCGCTCTGTGAGGCGCCTGGAATTTGGCGCCAAGGTCGTTGTAGCTCTGAATCATCCTGTCCCAGATAGGAATTGGAATTACGTCAACACCCTGGAACCTCAATGCGTTAATACCCTCTGTAAGGTTCCTATAAGTGCTCTCCAGTTTCATATTCGTGAGATACTGCTGGTATGCGTCCGCAATGGACTGGGTAACATAGAATCTCATATTGCCGCTTGCTCTCATTTCGATAGGGGCAGCATAATACATCTTGGTCAAGATATTGTATGCCTCGTCCGGAGTCATTGCGTCCATCTGCTCTTTCTTTGATGCCTTCTTGTTGGCGTCGACAGCCACCAGAAGTTCCGGGTGAGTTGTCACCGCGCTCTGCAGGTGTTTGAAGAATCCGGCGTCAATGACGTTGAAGTAATCTACGTCAACGCCAGCCGTGATGATACCTCCGTCTGCTACATTCTTTGCATCGCTGTCGGAGAACCAGATGATCCTAAAGAGAGCATCTTTGATAGCCTTACCCAGAACGGATGCAGCAATGGCCATATAATCCGTGTCAGTAAGGTCGTTCCTGCGTACACCCTTGTTCATACAATAGATAGCCATTGTACTCTCAAGTTCTGTTGCGCATTGGTCTATAATGACCTCCCAGGCCTTTGGCTTCCAGAGTACCTTTCTTGTGCCAATGCTCCAGTCCTGCGCTGTCGGGTCGCATCCCTGAGCCTTCTTTCCTACGAGACCGCTTTCTGTGATGAATCCGACTTCCTTGTCGTACAGAATCCCGTCATAGATGGTATGCAGGAACTCCATATCCGGAGCGTGCAGGATGTCATCGAAGATGAGCTCGTTGATGTCACGAATCTGCTCTGCAGTAAACGTGAATTTGCTGAAATCAATTAACTTTCCCATCGTTACTTGCTCTTTGTTAGTTTTACATTTTCCCTCAACTCAGCTTTCCTATCCTCACGGGAAGGGGCTGCGTTGGTCTTTTTTCCGGGAGTCTTTACACGTCCTGCAGGAACGTAGTTGGACTTCACTTGTTTCTTGAGGTCGCGGATAACTGCGTACGCCTCAGCCAGGGCATTCTCGCAAATGGCCAGCCTCTCCTCAGCCGTGTTGTTATCCGTTCCCTCCTCTTCAGGTTCAGGTTGTCCCTCCGGTTCAGCCTCGGTAATCTCTGTGATTACTCCGTCTGCAATGGTGACTGTCCTGCCATCCGCAATCGTGAAAGTTCCGTCTGGAGACGCAGCCATTCCTACCTCCAGAGTGTCATCCTCGCCCTCTGTCGAGAAGAGGACGTTTCCCTCGTCGTCTACGAAGTCGTAGTCGACAATCTTGCCGCCGAGCAGATTCTTAATCTGACTCAAACAATTGGCGGCCTTGGACAAAAGTGTTTTCTCTGCCATATTGAAATTGTTTAACTTGAAATTTGTGTTATAAGCGTTGATTTTCGAAACGAATCCGAGAGCAAGCAACTCCTTGGCGTTGTGCTCCTTGCCCTCTTTCATAATAGCCTCCAGCGACGCCCTGTCGCCTCCGGTTCTTTCTGCATAGATGTCAAGTATCCTGTCTTGGAGAACTTGCATATTATGGGCTTCAGCGCTGACAGCCGTTGCAGATCCAGCCGCATAGCCCTGCACTTCGTGTATGAGAGCGACAGCATTCGGGTTGCAGCTCCTGTTTTCTGCCGGGGCTGCAAGCAGCAGCGTGACAGCCATTGAGTGACATCCTCCCTCGATGTTCATATAGATGTTCTTGCCTGAGGTCCTTAGCCAGTCATAGATGGCCAGACCTTCCTCTACTTCCCCTCCAGCACAATGGATATTGAAGCGGAAATCCGTTTCATTAGGATTGTCGGAGAAAACCTTTTGTACGAAGTCGAGAGAGAATACTCCGTCCTCTCCATCCCAACTATACCACCAGGCGTTGTGCTTGTTTGCGATTGGATTATAAAGTCTGATATTTATCATAAACAGCGTATATTGTACTCACTTTTGCAAAGATAAAGAAACTTGAAAAGAATCCGTATGGGAAACTTTCTTACCATTCCTTCTGCATATAACCCACAATCTTCCTGACATTCTCTTCGCAAGTGAAGCATTTTTTGCCTATTTCCTCGTATGCCAGCATCTTTGAGAATCCGTCCTCGAGAAGGGCGATCCACATCTCGTAGATGTAGATATATCTGCTGACATTGGACTTTAGCAGCCCTGCTTTCGTGAGTGACTCCACTTGTTCGTGAGTCAGTGTCTTTGCGAGTTCGTATGTGGTCATATCTTTGCCGATTCTTCGATTCTTGTATAATTGCTATCCGCTTCACGTATATCCGTAATCGCGGCGTATATCTTGATGTTTTCAATCACGCCACCTAATTTTGACGCAATCTTGTCGGACAGAATATCGTAGTCCAATTCCCTTGCTTCCTGGCTTCCAGACAGTGACGTTATAGAGGTGCCGAACCCTGTGTTAGGGACAGACGAGTTCTTCCCAATGTAACTAATCAAATTCAGCAATTCAGGGAAAACTTTTGACGGCTTGGCGCTTACTATCCTCTCGTCTCCTTCAGTCTCGACGAGAACTCCACCTCCCTCGTGGGTAGGGCCTTGGACAAGTCCTCCCTTACGGGCTTTTGGCAACGGCTCAGCAATTACTGCCGCCAACTGCGCAGCACCTACAGCCGCCGCAACGGCCGTGAGCGCAGCCGTGCTTATGCCGAAATCCACTTTCGGGACGTCCGCCCATATTTTCATAATGGCAGTGGCCGTGTTGATTGCTATCTGCATTGCACTCATAGCCTTTTGCCTGATGGCAGCCTTTCTTTCAATTTCGGCCTTCTTCTTGTCGAGATCCGAATCAAGTCTTTCAACTTGGTTGTCGTAATCCTTTTGGCTTATCAATCCTGCTTTCAGCTGCTTGTCGAGAGCAGCTTTCTTTTTATCGTTCTCCTCTTCTGCTTTCTGAACCTGCGCATCCCCAATGCTATTCATCACATCGTTCATCGAACTGAGAATATCCATTGCCTGAGACGCATAGTTACTTATACTATCTATCTTTTGTTGTCTGTACTCCGCTTCGAGTTCGGCCTGCTCCTTTTCCAACTCGGCACGCTGCTGTGCGGAAAGGTTCTCCATTTCCATTTCCTTTTCGAGGAACTCCTTGCGTATGCGATACTGCTCATCTGCATTTTTCCAAGCCAGTGACAACTCCTTGTTGGCTGTCGATTCTCGCAGGCTGTATTCCATCTGGGCAAGTTCCGACTCTTCTTTCAAGGTCTCTTGCCCGGCCGCTTTCTTCGACTCAATCAGTTTCTTCTGCTTGTCAACCGCCAGTTGCAACTTTTCCTCTTCGTCACTTGAGAATTGACGCAGATCTTTGCGATACAGCTCTTCGACAGCCTCGGCAATTTCGGAGTTGGCCTTCTCGTTGTAGTCTTTCCTGGTTTGCCTTATCTGCCTTTCCTGTTCCTTGTAAAGGCCTCGCAGGTAGAAGACCTTTTCCTCCTCGCTCATTTGTGCGTCATTCTTTATCGCATCTTCTGCTACTTTGAATTTCGCACGAATGTCGTCAAGCTTCTGTTCGAGAATCTCTCCTCCGGCAAGGCTTATGGCGTTCTTGACTTGCTCTTTCTGGAAATCAAAAAGTTCGTTGGCCTGCTGAGCCAGGAAGCCGTCCATCTCTGCTTTGAGCACACGAAGCTCCTGCTGGTATTCGGACGCCGTAATCTTGCCATATTTGAGCTGTTCCTTTAGTTTAGCCTTCTGCTGCTTCTGTTCAAGAACCAATGCTTCTGCGGCCGCTTTTTGTCTCCACTCAAATTCTGCAATCGAGTTCTCTTCATCTGTTTTGCTCCAGTCCTTCAGATAATCGGCACGCCTATTAAGCATCGTTTTCTGAAGCTTGCTTATAGCAGTGAACGTCTTTTCCCAGTGGGAGTATACCTTATCCGCAACAGACCTCTGAGCCTCAATTATCTGCCCGTTCAGTTCTCTGGTCTTGTTGAAATAAGCAGTCTGCGTCTGAATCATTTTGGCGTAGGCCTCAGCCTCTTGTTTCTTCTCTTCGGCCGAACTGTCAGTGAGGGAGTTCTTTGCCTTGATAATCTCATATTCGAGCTTGGCGTCCTGATAGGCTCTGTCCGCAATTTCGCTCTCGACCTTCCCTGCCTCCTTGAGAAATTCCAGACGTTCTTTCTCCGTGTATTTGTTCTTCTCGGTCGCCTTTGCACGAAGTTGCGCCGACTTCAATTCCGCATCCGCATTCTCAGTGATGGTCTCCCTTTGTTGTCTTGCCAACTCGATTTCCGCTTCCGCAATAGCCTGCCTTTGCTTCATCGCATCGCTTACCAGACCTAACTTGTCCAGCAGACCGACAAGCCCGTCGGCAATCCAAGCAATGGCTTTGCCTAATCCCTGGCACAATGCAGTGATGCCGTCTGTAATGACACCAAAAGCACTCATTGACTTCGTCACTGCGTTCAGGTTGTCTTCGCTACTCTTCAGTTTGGAAATGATAGTCGTGATGACATTGGCGAGAAGACCGAGTATTGCTATTACAGGTGTAGCACTCATCGCCTTCAGCCCGGTTGTGACATTCTTGAGCGGGTTGATGATCTTGGATGCCGAACCTCCCATCTGACTGAAGGCAGATATAAAGCCTTCGGCATAATTGCCGACATTCCTTGTATGGACGCCATACTGGGCCTCCATATCCTTTATTTTCTCGTTCAGTTCGTTGACTTCAGCCGCCTGCTTCTGCCACTCAGGACTGCCGGCATCTTTCATCGCCCTCAGTTTATCCTTGGCTGAAGACAACTCAGCACACAACCCTTTCAGCGTGTCCTTGTATAACTGTTCAGAGACTATCTCGTTTTGAACAGAGCGGCTTTGCTCGCTGTATTCGCGCTGAAGGGCTTTCTTGGTTTCCTTGAGCCTTATCAGTTCCGCAGTCTCCTCCTCGGTCAGAGCCTTGCCTTCTTTCTGCTTCTTCTGATACTCGGCTATTTCTTCATTGACGCTTGCGAGCGACTTTTCCAGCTGCGCCATCGTCTGGATGCTCTTGCTGGCATCAATCCCCAGCGTAAAGAGCACACTTTTATTCTCTCCCATATTGCTTTTCTTAAAAATTTGTTACCTTTGCCATTAGAGAAAGCCGTGAGGTCTGTGCACTTGGTCTCTGAGTGGCGGCTTATTTCTCTTTTTATAATGACCTTGCGTTTCTCGGTTCAAAATCCCAGTACTCCTGCTTGGAGTCTGTCCTGCTCCTCACTGGGCAGATGTTAGAAACCCTCTTCCATTTACCATTACCTTCGTTGCGGTACATCGCTATGGACAGCTCTGATATACCATCGCTTGCCCGATTGCTGATTCGTCCGCTCTTTGTTTTTGCTCTCAACGGAATGGCCGGAAGTGTCATTGCGTCTCCCAAATCAAATACAAGGCTTGCGCCACCATATTTCTTCAGTGTCTGAGAGTTCTGCGCAATCTTTCCCGTTCTCAGCAGTTCGTCACCGATGATGCGCCAGCAAGGTGTGCCTCCTCCCTTTTCCCGACGTACACTCCTCCAACCGCCGAACTCTGGCGCTTCAAGGTTTCTTTTGGCCGTCCGGCAAGTCTTCGAGTTGGTCTCTTTGCCTGTCTTGTCTTTGTACTTGAAAAACTTTCCTCTTCTTGCGTATCCATATCTTACAAGGCACACCTTATACCTTTCATCGGAGATGTACGACTGGATTTCCGCCTGCGTCTTGTTGGTCAGAGTGGCACAATAACCGCCATTTCCGTTCGAGACCACAGCAAGTTCAGGAGCAGCTCCGTCATCTGAGATTATCGCACTTTCGTTCAACTGAAGCATCTCAATGTCAGCAGCTCCGCCGTCTTTGGTTGTCATCTTGAGTATGACATAATAGTGGCCGAGAGAAAACGCATAGACAGGAACCGTCAAGTCTAATTTTGACAACTCGATAGAATCAGTCAGAATCGAGGATTTGATGATCTTTGCATTACTTAAACACCTTGAGAATCCGGAGTAGTTTGCGTTAATCAAAGAAGTCCATTCCAGGCCTTTGAACGTAAGCATCTCCTGTCCGTTTGGCGCGATTCCTTCAAGCCTCAACACTCTTGGCTTAACATCGTTGTATGTTACTTCTCCGCTGTCATCCTTGGTGTAAAGCGGAATCTGGACCACCTGTGAACTCATATCGCTTGCGGCGAAGTCCAGCTTGAGTACTTCTTTCTCGGCATCCAGATTCTCGTCCGATATAATCATTACTCCATCTCCATTTGTCTTGACCGTTTCATCCTCTGCATATCTAAAGTAGTTTCGTTTGGCGTACTGGCCGTAAGTAAAACTTCTTTCCGTCGGAGAGCCGTCCTTGAATATCAGCCTCGATGTGACGTCTATAGCTTTGACCCTGTTGCTATATACGTCATCTACGCTGATAAACCGGATTGTGTTTTCGTCAGGGCAAACAGCGAAGAGTCCCTCCATCTTCATCAGGTTCTTCAGAAGCTGGCTTACCGTCCAGTCCGGCAGGTTCTGGAATATCGGATAGACTCCTCCGTATATAAGTTCCTGCTCCTCGTCGTAGTCCGGGATGATGTTCACCGAGCCACTGATTACAGACGGAGTGGTCGAAGATTGAGATGTCCCGACAACACAAATCTCAATACGCAAGTGCGTATAGTCTTCCACGTTCAGCGTAATCTCTTTCTTTTCATCCAGTCCGCTTGACGTGGAATAGACGAACCTTGCGCCAGTGGTGGTTTTATACAACTTGAGGTGCGAGAGTTGGCTTGCGAACTTGCCGTCTTCTGTGACGGCATAGATGGAAATCTGCTGCTCGCTGTTTCCTGAATACGCAGGCATCGAGTAGCGGAAGCCAGCGCCGAACTCTATCTTCAGAGTCTTTATGCCGCTTATATCAAAGATGCCGTTCTCCTTGTAGAGTTTTCTCACATCCTTGTCCCCGCTTCCTACTGCAAGGCTGTAGTGGTACTGATATGTCTGTATTCTTGAGGAAAGATTGCCGCCGAGAATGACACCCTGCTGTCTTTTGGCGAAATCGTCGGCCGTCTTTCCAGTTACCGGAATACGATAGTCTGTCAACCTTTCTTTGTTCTCGAAAACAACCCCGCAGAGGCGCGTAATTTCGCTCAGAATCGTTGATACCTTCATTGCAGGATGTTTGTATGCACCGGTCTCGACATTCGCAGGATAATAGGCATTTGACGTTACGGCCGAGTCGTTCCAAGGCAAATGGATGTCTTTCTCGTTCAACTGCTTGCGAATCTCCCTCAGTTTGTAGTCGAGGAGTTTCTTGAACACCGACACGTTCCCCCAAGTGAACGAGAACTTTATCGAGGTTCCAGATACGGAAAGCAGCGTTCCAAATCCGCTGAAGATCTGCACTCCGTCACGCAAGTAAACTGCCCTGTGCTTCCTGTAGGCGAACTCTGATTTGCTTCCGGCCATCTGAGGATTTCCTATTGCCGAAAGATTCCTCTTTGTAGCAGGGAACTCTACCGCGTTGGTCCTGTTGCTGACTATCGAGTCAATGTCAGTAAAGAGCTGGCTTTGAAAGACCAGAGACATCGCTTTCCCGTCAGCCCTGTCCATAAGGACATCATTGATGTAAATCTGCTCTGTCATAGGCTTAATACTGAACGTTAATTGTAGGCATCGTGAATGTAATCTCCGCAGAAGACATTTCCCCTCTGGTGTCGGTATCTCCGTCAAATTTCTCTACTGTGAGCCTTACCCATTTCCCTGTCTCCTCGTTGTACCATTCGATGATTGGGCTGAACGGAATGAGGCTTACCGCCTCGTAGTCTTTGCGTCCCAGCAGGGAAGTGCCTACCACCACACTGGATTCCGTGTTCATAGAATAGACTTGCCTGTTGGTTTTGGCCGTCTCCGTGTTGTCGATGAACGGATTGAACGAACTGACAGACTTTATGGATCTTGTCTTCTTTTGCGTCTTGCCGAACATAAAGTAGTCGACTCCGCCCAGATGATTCAGCCATCTCACATAGAACGGGTTGTCCGGTATGCAACTGCGATAGATTCTTCTGTCCACGTAGAAGCCAAGCAATACTTGGCTGTCTTTCTTGATGAGGATATCTTCCCGGTTCTCGTTCGCCAGCACTTTCTGCATTCCCGACGTTAGCAGCACACGCGCAATGCCGCCCGAGTATGCTGTTCCGTGCACCGTTTGCCAATCGTCTTCAGCTGCCATTATCGTGTAGTCGAACGGATAGCCCTCATAGTACGTCAGGTGTTCCAAGGTAGAGAGCAGGGCTCCAGTTTCTCCAAGCCTTGCAGAACTCTTTCCTATTTGCGACACCCCGTTAACAGCGACAAACGTCTCGCTGGCAACTTTCGCGCTTACCGTGTGGCTGATAGACAAGGCTCGGTCTTCCACTATCAGCCTTGAGCCAAACTCCGCCAGATTCTTTGCGAATCTCGGCTTGACTACCTCTCCGGCATTAAAGACTGTCTTTCCCTCGAAGGATTCTGCCGACAGCGTCACTTTTGTCTCGTCGTCAAAATAAAACGTGAGCGCACAACTGTCAATGGCCGTGTTCCTATAGATTATGTTGTCCTTGTCTTTGCAGATGTACAACTCTCCCACATACGCCTCGTCTGGCTTGAGGTAGATACATTTACCGTCTTCGGGTACAGAGCCTACCCAGTTCGTGTCCATATCCAGGGCCGTCACAGCAAGGATCTTGGAGCAATAGTTGGACATAGCCCATTCCGTCACCCCTTTCATCACCTTGACTATCACCTGCCCTTCATTGGTGGTGGCCGTAACGTAAAGATTGGACGCCGTCTTTGTACTGAATACCAGTTTGACGGCCACGTTGTCAATCGAGACATAGCACGGCTGCTTCTCGAACGGAGACACATAGCCGTCTGTGACGTGCAGGTATTTCTCTCTCGTAAACATCGCCGGGTTATGCGCGTTGTACACAAGCGGAGGAAGTGACCAAAGGGCCAAGCCTCCATTTTTGTTTTCGTTCACCTTGTTGGTCCCATTCCAGACCGACAGGTATTTTTCCTTAAGAATATCTCTCATATCTTGACTTGTTATAGTTTATTCCCGAATCCCTGGAACCCCTTCGTAAACGTATCCTCGATAGTCGTAGTAAAGAATACCACAAGCTCTTTCTCCACAAATTCCGTGAGGTCGGCAACAGCTGGCGTGAAGATGTCCTTGCGTCCTCCCTTGCGATACAAGGCTGTGCCGAACTTGTTGATCTTCCATCTGAGGTAATTGGCCATCCTCAGGTATTCCTTTTCGTCTCTACACTGGAAGTTCCTCGCTTTCATCCATTCTATGAGGCGCTGGTTGAATCCCGCAGGGTCCGTCTTCCCGCCCCTGTAAACTCCTCGTCCAGTCTCAAGATTACCGAAGTATGGCCGGCCGAGTATTGTGGCCACGTATCCGGCCCCCTGCTCCTTTAGCCTGTATTCCAAGGAGCGCAACGTCCTTCCTGTGGCAACCTGCCCTGCATTGCGGCTGTTTGTCTTTATGGTTGCCACGCACTCGCCAAATGCCCTGTCGAGCATTTTCTTCAGGGTGTCAGTGCTTAGTCCTTTTCCGTTCATATTCCTTGCTCAGTTTGGTTTCATATCTCCTTTCCTCAAGGTCCGTATAGAGGATTGCGAACACTTTTGAGTATGGCCAGCCGAGGACTTTGTCAGGGTCTGTTCCATAGGCTTTGGCAAGTTGCTTTACTGTAGTCATACTGCCTACTTTCTTTCCCAAGTCACGTATGCCTGCCCTTAGCTCCTCATCGGATGGCGTATAGTCAAGCAGTTGCGTCTCCTTGTCAATCCATTGCGAAAGTCCCTTTACGATGCCGTCAAACACTTTCAGGCGCTTCCGCATAGGAAGAACTCTCCTGTCGAATCCATACACGAGCCTGAAGGCGTCGCAAAGCCTCCAGTACTCTGACTTTTCCGTGTTGCCGAAGATGTCCCCAAGTTCCACCCTCATTCCGTAGGTGAAGGAGTCTCCCTCCCAATCGAAATGGCCTATTCTGTATTTTCCCACCCTCATATACACAGGTTGTATGTAACGTCAAACCTTAGCAGTAGGCTCACGCAGTTGTCGTCAAATCTCGGAGGCTCCGCCATTATCGTATAGTCTGAATGCGAGACGAACTCCTGGGAGTTCTCAAGAGTCCTGAGGAATGGTATCACCGCCTCTTCCTCAATCCTCTCCCTGATACGCTCCCTGTCTACAGCATTGCACTGAAACTCGGCATTGTCCATAAAGGACAGCTCCACCGTGACTGTCTTTTGCGCCATTCCGTAGTTTCCGAACGAGATACGCCCGTCTGTGTACTCCTCGAAGAATACGCACGGGAACGGGCAGTCGTCTGCGTTAACGTTCATCATCCTGTCCGTTTCGAACTCGAACCCGTAGCCCGGACAGGACTGCTTGACAAGGTTCTCGATAGTCTTCAAAAGTTTCATAATATCTATGTTCTTGAAATTGTAGTCCTTTGTCTCTGTGCCCGTTTTTCTATCATTCCAGAGAGGACGTCAGGCGCATCGTCGTGCGCGTTCCTGCCTTTCTTTCTGTATGATGTCACTGCATTGAAGAATAGCGGCCACCTTGACTTCCAGTCTGCCGGAAAGTAAATCAGATTCTGCACCTCGGCCGAATATGCGAAGATCCTTTCCGTCTTGTTGCCTCCCTGGTGAAACGATACCACCCTCGTAGTGGCATTGCCCAACTCTCTCATATTCCTCTCTACGTTACGGGCAAATCCGCGTCCTCCGTTGTTTCCCTCAATATTGGATATGGCCACTTTGTCTGCGCTCATCATCCTTGCCTGTTCCGGCTCCGTGTACTCCATTCCCTTGTCCGTGAACAGCACGTCAATCACGTACATCTCTCCCGTGGTAAAGAACTCCACATAGTCTACCGAGCAGTGGAAGTCAGATCCTGTGTCCGCAGTATCCGTGTAGTTCTTGACTATGCACTTGCCCACAGGCAGGGCGTCATAGGTCCTCAGCCGCTCATACATAAGTCCCTCAAGCGGTGTCGGATTCTGCATATACTGGGTCTGGAACACGAAAGGGCTTGCCATCTCAATCTTGTGCAGTTCGGCAAGCGTGTGCTTGAACTCCCACAGCGGCTCCTCTTCTCCATTCTCGTTAAATCCTATCGCAGGCAGACTGAGGACAGTCCAATCGTCAGGCTCAATCTCCATCAGGTATCCGCACAGGTCACGCTCGTGGACTCTCTGGCCAATGATGATTATCGGTGTCTTTCGGCTGTTCACACGGCTTCGTATGGTAGTCTCAAACCTCCTGTTGACTTGTTCCCTGACAAGATCCGAAAGCGCGTCTTCCGGCTTGATAGGGTCGTCGATGATGATTGCTCCGGCAAACTTGTCCGGATTGTAGGTCGTCGCAGTGAACTCATCGAGTTCCTTGTCCACATCTGCGCTTTCAACTTCTCCGGCTCCGAATCCGGTTATCTGCCCCAGTGTCGAGACGGCATAAAGTCCGCCTCCTTCAGTCGTGCTCCATTTGCATTTTGTGTCTGCGCCTTGCCTAATCTTGACATACGGGAAGATGGTCTGGTAAAAGTCGTCCTTAATGATGTCTTTAATGGCCTCAGAATTGTCTTGAGCCAGCGATGCAGAGTAGGACAGGTGGATGAACTTGCAGGCCGGATTAAGGGCGAAACACGCGGAAATGAACTGTATCACCGCGAGCTCGGTTTTTCCGTATCTTGGAGCGATGTTGATGATGAGCTTTCGTATCTCTCCGCTTATCACCCTCTCCAGCGTCTCGATGATTCTTTTGTGATGCTCTCCGAAGATGTAGTCCGTCTTGTGCTTCTGCTTGAAGATAGTGCCTACATACGATTCAAGCGAGCCAAGCATCAACTGCCTTCTCGCCTTTATCAATAGCCTCTGATATGTAGCATCACTTACCACCTTTCGCAAGTATCTCGAGTTCCTCCTTTGTCAATGGTTTGAGGTCTATGTCAGTGGAAACGTTGGCGTCAATCTCACGTCCCTCGACGTATCCGCGCTTCTTGCCCTTTGTCTTCAGGAAGAAGATGATGGCCGTGAGGTCTCCCTCGTTCAGTTTCGACAGCAGCATCGTCTCTGCGTTGTCAATTAGTGCCTCGCAGGCCTCGTCCAGCATCTCCGCCAGGTTCGCGTCCTTTTTCTTCCACGCGTAGAATGTCTTCCTGTCGATGTCCAGCGCGGAGCAAGTTGCCGAGATGTTGCAGGCTTTTTTCTTGAACACCTCGACAATTTTTTCGTTCTTGATTCTTTTTCTTGCTCCCATCTTTTTACCGTTGTGGAATTTGTGGCGTTGCCGTGCTCAGTATTTCCTCCAGGAAATCTCGATAGCCGTATCCTTTGAGCCTCAATGCCTGATACATATACCCCGTATTGCCAAGTCCTGGATAGAGGTTCACTTCGAGCACGTATGGGCGCCCGTCCCTGATTCTCATGTCTATCCTTGCGTAGTGTTCCGCGCCTATGGCGTCAAATGTCTCTGCGGCCGCCTGGCATATCCTCATCCTCAGTATCGTATCGTTCACCGGACTGTATGTCTCCCGATTGCCGTTCTTTGCATCATAGGATAGGTATGGGCTTGCCGCGTTCGGCTGTATGACTACAGGCAGCATAAACAGCCCGTCTCTATTCTTCACAACCGCACAGGTCACGTCTTCTCCGTCGATGTATTCTTCAACTATGGACGGCAGTCCGTAGTCCCGCCTTATCGCCTCGACTTTCCTTTTGGCTTCCTCCACGTTCCTGCAGAGCGAGCGTTCGTCAATCCCGATGCTATCCTCAAGCATAAGCGGCTTGACGAAATAGCTGACGTGAAGCGTGTTTTCTGTCGCAAGGTTCACCTCCCTCGGCGTGAGCACCATCCGTGGAGCCAGAACCCTTTTGAGCAGAATCTTGTCCTCGTCAAACTTCACCGCCTGGATATTCTCGGCCGTGCTTCTTATCCCGGACTCCCGTACCGCAGTCAGGATCCTGTAATTTTTCGTCTCTGCAAGGATTGTGTCCTCCTTGCCGAAAGACTTCAGCACATCCTCAATCTCTTCTTCCTTGAGCACGTGCAGGGAGACTTCCTCCTTTCCGAGTTCTCCTGAAATCTGCTCGAACTTTCTGGCCGGGCAAAGACTGGCCCGTTCCTCCTCAGTCGTTATTATCCGTATCATTTTCCATCTGTTTTTTCGCCAGTTCGAGAATCTTAGCGAATGCTACCGACCCGCTGACGATGTTGTACTTCTGTTTGATTTCCCTGTTCAGCTCCATAAGCATCTCTTCCGTGTTGTCCTGGTTGGCGAGTATGATGACCTCACTTTTCGAGACGTTTTCCTTAATGCATCCTATCAAGTCATCCAGGGTGTCGAGGTCATTCTTGTACAGTGTGAGGTTGACCGAGTAGTGTTCCGACACCGGGACTACCGAAGTCGAGAACGCGTCGAATGAGCCAATCTCGTCAATGTTGATGTGGGCTATCTCTTTGAACTCGATGCTCTGTATCTCGTCGAACAGCCTCTTCAGTATGGACTTGTCGTCAGATCCGTGCAGCGAGTTGTGCGATGTCTGGAGCGCGATGATTTCGTCTCTCGACAGGTTTTCCTCGTCCGTGTATATGCAGGGGGCCTTGTCGTAGCCTCCCTTGAGCAGGGCCTTGTATCGGTGCTCTCCAGATATGAGGACGAATTTGCCGTCTTCACTTCGCCTGTAGCAGGTGATGGCGGAACTCAGCCCTCCAGTCTTTTCAATGTTGCGGACGAGTGCGTTGAAGTCATCGTCCGTCATCCTGTTGGCGTTGAGCCTGGCGGGAACTATGTCCGCCAGACTCACCCAGTCGAATTTCCATTTGCTTTCTTTCATTTCTTCTGTATCATTTTCTTGTATCTTTCCATCACTTCATCCTCTCCGGACACTATTCCGAGTTCTGACACGTATGTCAGACATTTCCTCCCTTTGTCTCCGTCCACCTTCTTGTACACCCCTCTGTACTTCATCGAGACCGGATGCGAAGTATAGACATACGAGAACACCGTCTTCACGCCTCTTCCCAGACTCCTCTGGAGAATCTTCCGGACTTTCTCCGTCTGGGTGCACAGGAGCACCAGTTTCGACAGCCTCGGTATCGCGTTGTTCGTGCAGAAGTCCGACAGCAGCCAGATGTCATATTCCTTCGTCTTGGAGAAGCCGAATCCGAACGCCCCGAGACAATACTTGTCGTACATCACCGCGAAAGCGCAGAACGCCCTCTTGAACTTCGTCACTCTTTTTACGAACGTCTTCTGCAGCTGTGTCAAACCCAGCGGACGAATCGCCTCGATGTGAAGCTTCGAGCTGTCAGTGATGGCCAGGTCGTCCGGCGGGAACTCGAAACTGAAGAACTCCTCCGGCTTTTCCGTTATGGAGACCCGTCCCTTTTCTTCTTGCTTTTCCGTAACATAGAATATCTGCCTGCCTATCTTTCCGACCTTCGGAAGGCCGAGGAACTCATTGCAGCTCACAAGCATCAGGCTCTGGCCGGGCTTCACCTTTTCGACTGCCCCGTAGTAGTCCATTGCCTTTCTCTCGTATTCGTCGGTATAATCTGAGTATCTTTTCAGTGCGGCCATCGTGCTCCGCGTCCTCGGGTTGTTCTCGTACTGGTAGAACACGCTTGCGGCTCCGCTGCCAATCGCATCCGCAAGCGTGCCGTTGGTGTACTCGCAGTCGTTCAGCATCTTCACTATCTTCTCGGCCACAGGCGCGGCCTTGTCGATGCTTTCCCTGACTGCTGCCTTAATCGAGTCGAGCATCTTGGCCGCAAACTCGTTGTTGGCCGTGTATCTGTGCATACGATGAAACAGCAGGAGGCAGCATACCTGCAGTTCCGGAGAATCTCCGTTCTCGTCCTGGAGGAAACTGAATGCTTCCTTGTACTCTATCCTCAACTTCCCAGTGGCACACCGGTAGATGACGTCGTTGAACTCGTCCGTGTTGAATATGTGAAGACGCACCTTCCCGTACAGGCTCGCCTCCACCGTGTAGATGTTCGGGTTCACCGTCGCCAGCTCATCACCGCATCTTTCGGCAAGCAAGCGCAGATGCCCTCTCGCTATGTTGATTGGCTTGGAGACGTAGCGCATCTCCTCGTTGTTCTGGTCTCCCGAGAACAGCAGCGGCTTCTGCCTGCGTGCGAGCGTCCCGTGGAAGCGGAGCGCGTTCCGGAAGTCCTCCATCGACCTGATGGCCGCAAAGTCCTCCTCCGTATGCCCGACCGCATATCTGACGAACTTGAACGCGAACAGCACCGACGACTCTATCTCGTCAAAGTCGTACGTGGAGTTGAAAATCCTGAACTCTATCGTGCCGTGCTTGAAATAGGCTGAAATGTTTATCAGATGCCTGATGAACCCCTTGACCGACGAGTTCGCAAACACGTTCTTCAGGTCGTCAAGGCTCCTTGCGTTTCTCGCGTTATCCGCGTATTCCGCAGTCGGTACCGGAGCCTGGTTCGGATATTCCGACCACTCTCCGACATCCGCAATCTCCCTGATAAAGTTGGACGTGTAGTAGGACAGCAGGAACACCTTCTTCAGTTCCTCCAGTCCCAGGTCTCCGGCGTAGATGTGGACCGCAAAGCCGTGGCACCAGGTGCATCTTCCTCCGGCCTCGAATATCTGGGTCAGCACGTCACGCACTTCTTTCCTGAAGCTCTGGCGCAGGAGCAGCGGGGGAGTGTTCAGTTCCCCTCCTCTCGGAAACGAACTCTTCACTATCCTGCCGTCGGAGTTCACTATCGTCTCCTCCTTGCTCCACGAATAGCCGGACGGGAGAGCCACCCTCGACTTCTCCACGTCCGCCACCTCGAACTCGAATCCGAATGTCCTGTTGTAAATGTTCAATCCCATAGACTTGGCTCAATGATTTCTGTTTCTTTCGGCTTGTCTTCCTCCACTCCGAACTCTGTTATCTCCAGCCCCGTCTCCCTTGTCATCCACTCCGCGAACAGATGTCTGTGGCAGAAGTCGCCCGGCTTCTCGTAGCACAGCAGGGCGCAGTCCCTGTCTCCCGTGAAAATCGTCAGTTCCTTCACCACCCTCGCCGGATCCAGCCTTGCGAGTACCCGCCTGTTGTACTGCTCGATGTACTGTTCTCTCGTGATGTCGCCTTTCAGCATATCCGGAAGAGGCGCCACCGTCCCGTACTTGATTCCCTCGAACCATTTAGGACTCCATCTTGCTATGCTTACAGGGATTATCCCTGCCTGTGACAACTTCCTCAAGTTGCCGAAGTACGATGTGTAAATCTTCATAATCTGTTGTGATTCACGCTCCAAAGATACTAAAAATATGTACACCATACTCACCTTTGAAGCACAATGTTTTACTTTGCTCGATTCCCGTATGTCAGTCAATGTCTTTTACTTGGTCGATTTCATCGGCCAGGGCCAGGAGTCTTTTCGCTATGTCCCGGAACGACTCCGCAATCTTGGCAGCCTCATCTGAGGTGAACTCCTTCTTCGCCCCTCCGACAGGGCATCCGTGCAGTTTCTGCGAGAACCAGGAATGCGTCTTCTCCATATACTGCTTCGCGAACTCCGACTTGTTGATGATGCCGTCCAACTCCACGAACGCGTTGAATATTGCGCCGCCCCTGTATGTGATGACCTTGTTGCGCTCCTCCTCGTTCCTTTCAGGATTCGCCACTTTAATTTTGCCTTGATACATCTTTTTTTTAATTTTGCCCCCGAAACTCAATTCGGGGGTTTTGTTAAACTTAATTGAGGTCTCTTAGATTACGGAGCAGACCTCTTATTTGCTCCACGATGGATTGGTTGCGCTTGTTTTCGATGAGGTTAAGCAATCTGAAAATCAGCGCGACCAATCTTTCTTTTTCCGTCATCTCATTTGAACACCTCCTTTTTTCATTTTGGATATGCAAATATAGTAATAATTTTGTTATTTACAAAATATAATTGCCTATCCGTTAATAATTTACGCATTTTTATTCTTGCAAACCAAGGCAGGCGTCCCTCATCAAAGTCAGCGTCGCGGCCGTGTACAGGTCCTTCGGGGTTGTCCTTACTACTTTCCATCCCATCACCGTAGCCGTGTTGTATTTTTCCATATCGTTCAGGAAGCCTTTCGATGATGTGTGCCGCCCTCCGGTCCACACGCCTCCCTCCACTTCGAGCGCCACCTTGCGTTCCGGGACGGCGTAGTCGAACCTCCACTTCCTTTCGGGGTGAAAGCAGAACTCCCTCACGCACTCCAGTCCGAGTTGGCTCTGGACCAGTAGCGTGAAGGCGTCCTGCTTTGGTTGCACCCTTGTTCTCTTCTTTGTCATAACGCTTCAGTTAGAAAGGAAGATCGTCGTCCGGATTGTCCAGATTCGCCGCTGGTGCCGCCGGAACCGCCTGCTGAGGTGAGGGGGTAGGGAACTGCTGATACTGGGCTTGTGGAGCCTGTATGTAGCCGTTGTTGGTCTGTGTCTGCTCCCTTTCAACAAACGAGCACATCTGCACCTCCCTTGCCATTATGGACTGGGAGATGTTCACGTTGCCGTCCCTGTTGGTGTATAGCTTCGCCGAGAAGTCCCCTCTGACGAATACTGTCGCTCCCTTGCGCAGGTACTGGAGCAGGTTGCCCCCGTTGCCGGCCCAAAGGATGCTTATCCACACCGTCCTCCTTTCTCCGTTCTGCCTTTCTCCGTGCGCCACGTCAAAGCACACGTAATCCTTCCCGTTAATCTGGCGCGTCGTTGCGTCGTGCCCCAGATTTCCAATTATTTCCGCTTTCAGCATAATTTGAATGATTATAAATTAGTAATTTAACTTTTTCATCTTGAATCTTGCGATGTCCTCGTCTTTGAAGATACCGCTTTCCGGTAACTTTCTCAGCGTCGTAAACACCTTTGCGAACGCGTCGTTGTTTCGTGCCGTCCTATCGACATAGAGCATCAGCAATCTCACCACTTCCAACTGGTCTTGTGTGAATGAGTCGTAGGCTTCCGCATTACCAGGAGCGTCCGGATGGCCCTCGTTCCTTCCCATTCCCCAGGTGCAGTTAATCACGTGGTTGTCTATCCTGTTGAAGAAATGGAAGTCCGCCTGCTTGATGCACCTGCAGAAGTCGTTCAGTCCTGACAGCATCTCGTTGTCTTTGATAACGAAACCGTTCTTTCGATAGATGCTCCTTAGCCTGTTCATAACGTCTTCCACGACGCTTTGAGTCGCTCCTGCCATAAGGTACATCAGTTTGAGTTCCTCCACTATCGTGGTGGCCTCAATGTAGCTTCTGATTGCTTTCTTTGAGTTCTTGTCCGCCATATCACTGTGCCCTCCTGTACACGTCCCTGAGCCTGCCGAGGTTGCTCGACATAAGGCTCATTATCCTCTTGTGGTACGGGCTGTCCATATTGTTCTTGCCCCTACACTGCGCCACGGAGAAGTCCTTCAGGCTGACCTCTATGGTCTCGGTGCGCTCGCCGTTGACTTTCGCTCCGAGTATCAGGCAGTCCTTGCGCTTGTAGTAGCCCATTGCGAACACGCAGTGATGCAGGGCGTTGCCCTCGCAGTAGAAGTCGTTGACCGTCTTCAGCGGGCTAATCTCAATGTCACCGTCGGTGAGGACGAATCCGGCCACTGCGCCGATTCTTTTCCTCAGTTCCTCGTCGAACCGCCTGTCCTCCTCCAGTTGCGCCAGCCTCCGTTTCCTTTCGTAAGCCGCACGCGACCTCTCAATCTGCGCCCGGTGCGCCCGGCTCAGCTCCTCAGGCAGAAGCCATTTCGGGCTTCTCATATCCCTGTGTTCCTGCTCCAGCCCCTGGAGGTAGTCGAGCCACAGGCCGATGTCGTCTTTTGTCCTGTACTTCATTCCGTGCCTCAGCGCTATCTTGACGCTCGGCCAGTACTTCTCGACCCGGTTGCCTTTCCCTTCCGACACCAGCGCCTTGAACAGCGCGTACTGTCCTGACTTCAGCAGGGTCTCCGCCACGCTCGACCTCAGCAGGGTGCTGCACACGTCCTCTATGCTCAGGCTTGAGACTTCCTTCATTCCAGGTCTCCAGCCCCGCCGCCTCAGTTCAGGCAGGTATCTGCCGCCCGGCGCGGTCTTCATTCCGGACAGGTCGAACGTGTCCTCATAGACATAGTATCCGCTGACTATTCCGTTGTGCCTGCCTATCGTCCATCCGTCCTCCGGCTTCCACCTGAAGTGGTTGTAGCACCTTGAGTAGGCGGTCGTGGTGATGACTTCCTTTCCCTTGGAGTTGATCCAGATTGCGTATCGCCTCGTCAGCGCATACTCCGGACGTTCACCGATTCGTACCGTCCTCTCCAGTTCCACGCCCTCGAACACCTGCCAGCCCTTGTGGACTCTCGCCACGATGAACTCAATGCTGCATACCCTCACTTTCGGATGGACCGGGCCTACATTCACAAGCGCCAGGACGCTTCCGCACTCCCTGCAGGTATAGGCCATCTCGTTTATCTCCTCGTCCACCGGAAGACACTCGACCCTGCCGCAGTTCTGGCACCACACCACTCTCCGCTTCTTGCTGTAGGCTCCGGCGAACCACGTGTAGCCGTCGTGCCTCATCAGGGTTCTCTTCGCCCAGTCGAACGTCCTTTGGGAAAGCTCCGGCAGCCGCTCCTGTTCCCTCAAGGCCCATATCTCGTTCTTTGTCTTCGGCTTCATACTACAAGTCCTCCTCGTCAAACAGGAACAACAGGCCTTCCTCCTCCTGCTCTTTCTTCTTCCGCTCCTGCTCCTTTCGTTTCTTGTCCTCGGCCGTCCTCTTCCTGAGTTCCTCCCTGCGGCTGTTGTCTTCCTCTATCATCGCCTCCGTCTCCTTCTTCCTGGCCTCCTTGCTCTTGTCCAGCTGCTGCTTCTCCTCCTCGGTCAGTTCTCGGTTGATGATGACATCCGCCTTGACATCCTTCTCGGCCTTGACGTCCTCCTCGTCGTAGTAGTGTATGGCCAGTCCGAACACCTCCGCGTCGGTCGCCCCGTACATCCCGCCGGCCGCCTTCTTCTTCATCTCTCCCAGTATGAACCTGCAGCACTCCTCGATGCTCTTCTTTCCGTTCGAGTACTTCTCAGCGAACTTGACGTCTTCCTTTGCCCTTGCGTCAAGGTACTCCTTTATCGCGTTCTCAAAATGTGTCATTGCATTTTCCTTTTTGAAATCCTTTACTCCGTAACTGTCGTAGTTGAGACATCTGGACCTGTCTATCGTCCCGTCCTCCAGAAGTTCCGACACCGCCTTTTCCACATCCTCGTTTTTAAGGCCCATAGAGAGCCTTTTCAGGTACGGCATAGGTACTTTATAGGGAAGTACCCTCAAAGTCGCCCTGACGGCCTGAAAACGGGCAATGGCGGCAAGTATCGTGTCGGTTGTGTTTTTCATCTTCTGTAGCTCTTCTCCTGATAGCCTATTGTCTCGAATGTTTCGTTGAACCTGTCGGCCACCCGGTCCCCGTAGATTTCACGGATGGCCGCTTTCGTCAGGTTCGTCGTCACCACGGTCGGCGACATCGCATCATAGCGCTTGTAAATCAAGTCCGTGATGGGCGTCACCTCCGTCCCGTAGTTCTTCACCACCGCAGGCTCGCAGCCGAGGTCGTCTATGATGAGGAAGCTCCTCGCCACAATCGCCTCGTACTCCGCGCGTCTGCTGCCTGCCAGGTTCGCTATGTCCTGTGCAGTGTAGATTGCCGGGACGCGGATTGCCGAAGCCTTGATGTACAGGGCGTCGGACGTCTTCGTGTCCCTCTCGTTCCTGGAAACCTCCTCATACGCGGAACGGAGCGAACTTGACAGCAGGGCCACCGCCCTTGCCATCGTGGTCTTCCCGTTGCCCACTCCTCCGTAGAGCATAAGCATAGGCTTGGTGCTGTCGCTTGTCAGCCACCTCGCCACCCTTGCTATGTTCCGGCGCGTGGCGTCGTCATTCTGACACTCTCCACCCCTCGACGCGACCAGAGCCGCGTAGGAGTCGGCCAGCAGGGGAGCGACGCTCTCCTCCGTGAACGGCAGCCTATAGCGAACTTTCGTATCCGTCTTCCGGATTGCCGCCTTTGCCGCGTTGATTATGCTTTCCAGTGTTTCCATACCTTTGGTTGTTGTTCTGCTGTCTGTTGTCGTAATTGCCTTCGAGAACCTTGATGAAGTTGTTCGGCTTGATTAACCAGTCGAAGTCCGCCACCCAACCCCTGTCGTTTCTGCCGTTAAGGAAGTTGCTCGCCGCTGCTTTCTTTGCCACTTCTGCGAAAGCCGCCTTTCCGTGTTCTCGGATTCTTGCGGCGGTGCTCGATTTCCTTTGTCCCCCGATAGCCCTTATTTGCGGAATGACGCTTTTGCTCTTCTTCAGTTCCTCGTTGAAAAAGTCAGCGAGTTTCCTGAAGTCGGTCGTCTCATCCTCTTTTGGGGCTGCAATCGGGTCGGCTT